CCCCACGGGCGAAATTGGCGGCAGCGATCTTCCTGACCGCGGCGTGCGTACCGGCGTGACCGATACCTACGGTGGCGACCTGAACATGGGCTACAACAGCGGCGGCAAGATTACCGGCGACACCAAGAGCGACAAGCCCGATCAGGACAAGTCGGTCGACCAGTACGTCGGGCAGACGGAGTCGGACGATGCCGCTTGACCTGACCAAGCCGCACGGCGTCATCTACGGAAACCACGAAGCCCGCTACGAGCAGGATGGGATCATGTACGACGGTGCCGGACGAATCGTCGCGTCTGGCAATATTGCCAGTCCTGACATGGCTGCTCTCGCCGAAACTGGAATTACGACGGCAGAGCCGGGCGTCGCAACTCGCCGCGGTCGCGGAGGTTCGAACAAGACCCCGGTGGCGCAATGACCAGGACCATTCCGCCGGAATCAGTCGTCGCACCAACGTGCATCTACGAGCTCATCCACTATTCGACGTTCACCCCGATTGACGGGTGCTTCGTCGAGGTCGGAGTCTACAAGGGTGGAACCGCCTGGCACCTGTCGAACATCGCGGAGGAGCGCGGCGTTCCGCTCTTCCTCTACGACACATTCGAAGGCATGCCATACGCCGATGCGTCCGATCAGCACAAGGTCGGGGATTTCTCCGACACCAGTGCAGAAGCAGTAGCCGCGGCGATTCCCTACGCCAAGGTCATCAAGGGTGTTTTCCCTGCATCGATCACGCACGACACGGAGAACGTGGCGTTCGCGCACATCGACTGCGACCAGTACCAGGCGATCGTCTCGTCGGCCCGGGCGCTCATCTCGCGCATGGCACCGGGCGGCATCATGCTGTTCGATGACTTCGGCGTGCTGGATCAGGCGACCAAGGCAGTAAGCGACCTGTTCGGCATGGAAAACATCAAGCTCACCCGATGCCACAAGGCATGGATTCAATTCTGAGAGGGAAACATGGTCTGGGACATAGAGGCACCGCAGGGAAACGAAGCAGCCAAGGTGAAGTACGACATCGTCCCGTTCACGCGTGGGCGAGGTCTTGATCTCGGGTGCGGACCCTTCAAGGCTTTCCCCCATTTCATCGGCGTCGACAATGGGCACCACGCCGAGGAGTTCGGCTGGAAATTCAAGCCGGACGTATCGGTCAACAGCTGCGACGACCTGTCCCTGTTCGGCGACAGTTCGATGGACTTTGTCTTCTCTTCCCATCTTCTTGAGCACATCGACGACCACATCCTTGCACTGAAGGAATGGATGCGCGTGCTCAAGGACGGCGGCTATCTGATCCTCTACCTGCCGCACAAGCTGTTCTACCCGAACATCGGCGAGTACGGTGCGAACCCTGACCACAAGCACGACTTCATGCCGCAGGACATCATTGACGTAATGCAGAGCGAAGTCGGGTACGGATGGGACTTGGTGCTCTCCGAGGACAGGCATGAGGACAACGAGTACTCGTTCCTTCAGGTCTACCGGAAGAAGGCAACCCAGGATCACACGTTCTCCTGCAAGAACAAGCCGAAGAAGACCGCGTGCGTCTGCCGGTTCGGCGGCTTCGGCGACATGCTGCAGGCTGCGGCATTGTTTCCAGAACTGAAGCGCGAGGGATACCACGTTACCGTGATGACGACCCCGAAGGGATACGACATCATCCGCGAAGACCCGCATGTCGACGGGTGGATCATTCAGGATCAGGATCAGGTTCCGAATGCGGAACTGCATGCGTACTGGAAGTCGCAGGCGCGTCGGTTCGACAAGTTCGTCCAACTGTCCGAGAGCGTTGAGGGTACGCTTCTCGCCATGCCCGGGCGGGCGAACCACATGTGGCCAGCGAGCGTTAGGCATGCGCTGATGAACACGAACTATCTCGAGTTCACGTTCCAGCTTGCCGAGATGGAGTTCCATCCCGACCCGCACTTCTACCCGACCGATGAAGAGGTTGAGTCAGTCAAGCGGTTCATTCTCAAGAACGGGCTGGCTGACAAGTTCGTCATCATGTGGGCCTTGGCAGGATCGAGCCTGCACAAGTTCTACCCGCACATGGACAACGTCATCGCCCAGGTCATGCTCGGCATGCCGGACGCTGTCATCGTGACGGTCGGAGACGAGGCGTGCCAACTGCTGGAGCAGGGATGGGAGAACGAGAAGCGGGTGATCTCGTTGAGCGGGTCGCTCGGGATCCGAGAAACCCTGACGCTCGCTCAGCACATGAACTGCGTGGTGGGCCCAGAGACTGGCGTGCTCAATGCCGTGGCATTTGAGGAGATCGCCAAGGTCATCATGCTGTCGCATTCGTCCGAGAACAACCTGACGCGTGACTGGAAATGCACGATCCCGATCTCGGCACCATACGACGCTGGAGTTCCCATCTGCAACAACAGGCCATGCCATCGCCTGCACTATTCCAACGAGTTCTGTCCGACGCACCCGGAGATCGGATCCGCAGCGTGCGCCACAAGCATCGACCCTGACCGGGTCTTCAACGCAATCAAGGTGAGCTATGAAACTTGGAAGTCTGATCGAACAGTTCAGGTTGCGTGTTGACGACGTTGCCACTCCCTACCTGTGGACCGACGAGGAGGTCATGTCCTATGCGGTCGAGGCAGAGGACGAGGCTTGCCGCAGAGCGCACCTTCTGAAGGACAGCAGCACCGCGGCGATCTGCTCCATCTCGCTCGGTGCCGGTGTCAACTATGCCACTCTTGATTCCAGGATCATCCGCATCGGTCGTGTCATGGTGTCAGGACAGACCCTACCGCTGCAGAAGGCGAACATGCGCGACCTTGATGCGCAGCGCCCGGGGTGGGAGACGGCAACGGCTACGCGTCTCGAGGCAGTAGTCACTGACTGGCAGACCGGCATGCTCCGCGTCTACCCGACTCCCATCTCGGCTGTGACGATCAGCCTGTCTGGCGTAGTTCGCCTGCCGCTCACCGATATGAATGACCTCGAGGACACCCCTGAAATAAACGCACGGTTTCACCACTCGCTGGTCGGCTATATGATCTTCAAAGCTTTCATGAAGCCGGACAAGCAGACGTATGACCAGGCGCGTGCAGCAGTCGGTCTTGCGGAGTTCGAGGCTGAGTTCGGCAAGAAACGCTCTGCCCAGACTGAGGTGTGGGAAGAGGAACAGGAGCAGGGCGACGTTTACGATGGGTCTTACCAATGACGGATGTGACATTCAAGGCTTTCGCTGGGATTAAAAACACGGACGCGGCTGTGCGCCTCGACCCGTCTGATCTCGTCGCTGCCACGAACGTCGACATCACCAACTCCGGTCAGATCAAGGTTCGCCAGGGCTACTACCTTGTGTTCGCGTCAGACTCGCATTCGCTGTGGTCGAACGGGTCGATCTGCCTTTTCGTCGAAGCCGGGACGCTCAAGCGATTACATGAGGACTGGACGGCAACCAGTCTGGTCACGCTGACGAGCGACGAGCACATTAGCTACGAGTCGGTGAACGGTGTCGTCTACTGGAGTAACGGCACCGACAAGGGTGTCATTGATGCCAGCGGCGTAGCTAGGTCGTGGGGATTGCCAGTGCCAGGTTTGCCCATGGCGGCGAATGCCGGTGGCGTTCTCGCGTCCGGGACGTACCAGTTCGTTGTGACCTACCTACGGGAGGATGGCCAGGAGTCCGGTGCTGGACTTGCTGGCAATATTGCCATCACCACTGGTGGTATCAACTTCACCAGCATCCCGGTGTCCGACGACCCGACGGTCACCCACAAGGCCATCTACATCACGCCGCAGAATGGCGACATCCTCTACCGCGCAGCCATCATCACCAACGCGACCACCGACTACCTGTATCAGGGTGGCCCGCTCTCGCTTCCGTTGATGACCCAATACCTTGTCCCGCCACCGGCAGGGCGAAAGGTCGTGTACCACCTTGGCATGATGCATGTGATCGACGCGAACAAGGTATCGCTGTCGCTCCCACTCGGCTACGAACTCTTCGACCCGGAAGACTATGTGATGTTCGCGAGCGACATCGTGATCTATGCGCCGGTTGAAGACGGTGTGTGGGTCGGTACTTCTGACGGCACCATTTACTGGATGTCGGGAGACAGGGCCGATGCGCTCAAGGCAGACCCCAAGGCAAAGATGACAAGCATCCCCGGCACGCTCGCGTTCGTGAACAGCGACCTCCTACCAGACCTCAACCTTCCCGACATGGTCGCCGCAGTGTGGATGACCGAAGTCGGGATTGTTGCCGGGTTCCCTGGCGGAGTGCTGAAGAGTTTGACGGGGAACCGCTACGTTCCACCGACTTCTGGTGATTCAGGTGCTGCAATTTTTAAGCGCGGCAGTAGCAACGAAGTGCAGTACATGACCACAACTTTAGGATGAAGGAGAAAACACCATGACTATCCGTATCTCGACCGCGCTTCGCAATTACATGCTGGCAGAAGGCTCGATCAAACAGGCTCTGCAGAAGGGCAAGCTTCTGATCTACAGCGGCTCGCAGCCCGCCAGCGCGGACTACGCCCCGACCGGCACCCTGCTCGCGACGATCACCGCAGAGGGCGTGGCACATACCGACGAGGTGCAGGCTACCGGCACGATCACCATCTCCGGCACGACAGGGGGTGTCTCGACCGTCACGGTGAACAGCGTCAACATCATCCCGGGCGGCGCAGTTCCGTTCAACACATCGCTGACCCAGACCGCTGCTGATCTCGCCGCAGCGATCAACAAGGGCCTGTCCTCACCCGAGTACACCGCAACGTCTTCTGGAGCGGTCGTCACCATCACCGCAGCCCGCGGGGTCGGTACTGGGGCAAACGGCTTCGTCGTCACCGGCACCTACACGGGAGACATGGGAGGCACCTACGCAAACATGGCAAGCGGCGTCGATGCCGTGTCTGGCCTGCAGTTCGAAACGTCGGCGAGTGGCACGATGTCCAAGGACTCCACCCAGAACTGGAAGGGTGATGGCGTGACGAGCGGCGTGGCTGGATGGGCACGGTTCGTCGGTGCGGTTGCGGACTCCGGCGTGGCTGACTCCTCGGCTACCGAGATCCGCCTGGACGGCTCGATCGGTACGAGCGGCACCGACATCATCATGGTCGGCAGCGCAAGCGTGGCATCGGGTGCCGTTCAGACCATCGCATCGTTCGACCTGACCATGCCTGCATCCTGATGGCTGGGCGAGAATTCGGTGTAGTACGGAGGCGGCTGTCTGGACCGGAAGCCGACCCTTACATCGGATTCGCGAGGACGCTCCTTGGATCGCTCAAGGAGTTCATGCGCTTCAACGGACTGCACCAGCTG